CAGAAGGTTATGACGGAAGTGTAAAAATATATGGTTTAGATGATGGTGCTGAGGTGTCAGTAAATTCTGCAAGTGGTGCAGGTATGGGAGATTTCAATGGTTACAATGTAACTGTTACTTCTTTAGGTACTATCCCGGCAAGATTTACTTCATTGTCTGCAACTAATCTAACAGTAAGTTCAACCTTTTTAACAGTATAAGATATGGCGTGTGAAATTAGCTTAGGGCGTACAGAACCGTGTAAAACAGTAGGTGGTTTAAAAGCTATCTACTTAGTAAATTGGATTGACGGATTAGATTACCAAGTAGACGCTGATGATGCTATTGACTCTTTTGGTGTAGATGCTCCTATAACTGCATATAAGTATGAGTTAAGAGGTGCTAACAGTTTTGACGAAGCAGGAGAGACCTCTTCTGACAACGGTAGCGTATTTTATACAACTACAGGAACTGTGCAATTAAAGAAACAAGACGCAGTAACCCGTAAAGAGCTTAAAGTATTAGCTTACGGAAGACCAAGAGTTATCGCTGAAGGTTGGGACGGTAGTTTTAAATTATACGGAGCAGACAATGGATGTGATGTATCTGTATCTACTGCAAGTGGTGCAGGTATGGGAGACTTTACAGGATATAATTTATCTATCACGGCTAAGGAAGTAGAGCCTGCGTATTTCGTAGATTCTGCTGTTATGGTTGATGTAACTGAGGTTACTGTAGTAAGTTAGTAATTTGTGTTTTTATAATTTTGTGTTTTTAGTTAAAGGTTCTGTTAATTCAGAGCCTTTTTCTTTTCAGTTATTAGTGATATAAAACCACGTATATTTGTATAATGTGTAACGATATTTAAAAAATGATAGTATTACAAGAAACATCTAACGCTCAAGACTTGCAAATAATGGCAAGGAAAGACAGAATTAACCTTCTTACCTTTACTGATGAGCAAACAAGAGAAGAAACTCAGGTAACCTACGCTGACTTTTCAGATGCAGGATATTATCTATTTTCAAGCGTTGTATTGGACTTTTTAGAAGAGAATCATACATATAGACTTAAATGTTATTATAGTGCGTCAGGAGGCTTCTTAGATAGAGTAGTTGAAGACGGAGGAACTGTCTCTTTAGACTCAAACTTTTGTTTTTCCTATCTTAACTCTATAGATGCTGAATTAGTTTATTCAGACTTAGTATTTGTAACTAATCAAAATGTAATAGATAATGCAGGACTGTATGATATACATAAAGATGAATACACTAATATAAACACAGACAACGAATATAAAATATTTGAATAATGGATAGTAATTTAGACGGAATAAGCATAATCAATTTAAATGCATATACTACTCCAAAAATAGAGGAAGTAACTAATGCTGACTTTGTTTCTTATGGAGAAAATAATATGTATTTTAATTATCTTATAGATAGATACATCAACTCTACAACAAACCAAGCTATTATAAAAGGTACTGCTACTAAGATATTTGGCAAGGGTTTAGATGCTTTAGATTCAGAAGAAAGAATTTCAGAGTGGGAAAAGGTTGAGAAAATAATAAGTAGTAAATGCTTAAGAAAAATAGCTTTTGACAGAAAGTTATTAGGAATGTCGGCTATGCAGATAACTTACTTAAAAGGTAAAGTTAATAAAGTTACTCATTTCCCTATGGAAACGTTAAGGGCAGGTAAAATAGGAGATAGTGGCAAGGTAGAGAAATGGTACTATCACCATAATTGGTCAGATTACAAGAAGAGTGACAAGTTGAAGGAGTTTCCTGTGTTTGGCTCTACTAATCAAAAGAAGACTGAGATATATATATTAGCTCCTTACACAAGTGGCTTCTATTATTATCCTCCTGTAGATTATGCAGGTGCATTGCCTTATGCGTTCTTAGAAGAAGTTATTTCTGAATACTTAATAAATGACGCTTTAAACGGCTTTAGTGGCACTAAGGTTATTAACTTAAACAACGGAGTACCTGACAAGGAAACTCAGAGAAGAATAAAACACGATATTAATAGTAAGTTAACAGGTCAGTTAGGTGACAAAGTTGTAGTATCTTTCAATAACAATAAAGAATCAGCCACTACTGTTGAGAATCTTCCTTTAGACAACGCACCTGAACATTATCAGTATTTAGCTGACGAATGTAGAAATAAGTTAATTACAGGTCACAACGTAACATCTCCACTTTTATTAGGTGTAAGAGACGGTAATGGTTTCTCTTCAAATGCTGATGAGATTCAGAATAGTTCTCTATTCTACAATAATACGGTTATTAAAGTATATCAAGATGAAATAACAGAAGCTTTAGAAGAAATATTAGCTATCAACAAATTAGATTTTGAGTTGTATTTTAAAACTATACAACCTTTGGAATTTATAGATACTGAGAATATGGATGAGGAGACTGCTGAAGAAGAGACAGGTATAAAAGACGAAAAAGACGTAGTTAAGGAAAGTAATTTAAGCCTTTCTAAGGAAGGAGATTTTACTGATGAGCTAATCGGTATGGGAGAGTCTTTAGATGCCTCTGAGTGGGTTCTAATTGACTCAAGAGATGTAGATTTAGATACTGAAGAAGAATTAGATGCTGAGATTGCAGAATTAAACAATCCTAAAGAGGAAAAGCTATCTATTATGCAGAAACTTATAAATTTAGCGTCTACAGGAACCGCGAGACCTAATAGTAAGTCAGAACAAGATAAAACTATTGAAAATACTAATTATAAAGTTAGATATAAATATGTAGGTAAAATCTCTGAAAATTCAAGAGAGTTTTGTAAGAAAATGATTAAAGCTAATAAGCTATATAGAAAAGAGGATATTATAGCTATGGGGAGTAAAGCAGTTAACGCAGGTTTTGGAATAGATGGTGCAGATACTTACTCAATTTGGGAATTTAAGGGCGGTAGTCGATGCTGCCATTTATGGCAGAGACTTACTTTTAAGAGTGATACAGGTATAGATACTAAATCACCTAATGCTCCCACTATAAGCACTAATAAAGCAGAGAGAGAAGGCTACAGAGTAAGAAACCCTAAAAACGTTTCTATGATGCCAAAAGATATGCCAAATCAAGGATTCTATAACAAATAAGATATGAAAGCAATTTTTATAACAGATAAAGATTTAAAAAGATACTCTGTATTGGATGGAAATTTAGACAGCTCTAAGTTTATGGCTTATGTAGAGATAGCTCAGGATATTCACGTTCAGTCATACTTAGGGACAGACTTGTATGAAAAGATTATGAGCCTTATAGTTAACAACACTATTGACGAAGCTCAAAACGCAGTTTATAAGACGCTATTAGTATCTTATATTAAACCAATGTTAATACAATGGAGTTTAGTTCAGTTTTATCCTTTTGTGGCTTACACAATAGCTAATGGTGGTGTATTTAAGCACAGGTCAGAAACATCTGAGACAGTAAGCAAAGAAGAGGTTGATTATTTACAAGAGCAATCAAGAATAACAGCTAACTATTATTCTGAAAGATTAGTGAGATTCTTATGCGATAAATCAAATGATTATCCTGAATATAATACAAACACAGGAAGCGATATCTCGCCTTCAGGAGAGACTGACTTTTTAAGTTGGATAATATAAACGAATAAAAATATGAAAGAACCTAAATTAGCACTCATCCCAAGTGCGTATAAAGTGAATAAATTATACAGCCCTCTTCCAAACAATGGAAATGGAGATTTTGCGTTTTCAAGAGTTACGGAAGCTACAAGAATAAATAAGGATGGTCTTATAGAAACAGCAGAAGCTAATATTCCAAGATTGGACTATAAAAATGGAAATTGTCCTGAGTTATTATTAGAAAGAGCCTCTACAAATATATGCTTGTATTCTCAATCCAACTTTAATGACCAAGTTAATTGGTTAAAGTTTACAGCGGCTAACAACGTAACTATTACAGAGGATGATGTTATATCTCCTGACGGTACATTAACAGGTGCTAAAATAGAATATATAAACAACGGCAATAATGGGCTGCTTACTCAAAACGTGACCGTTGTTAATGGAGAAGATTATGTGTTGTCTATTTGGTTAAAGGGCGAGCAAGGTGGAGAAGTTGTTAAAATGAGATTAAGTAACAGCGTTGGGAGCGGCTCAGGTACTATAGATACATTTACGTTAACAAATAAGTGGGTGAGATACTCAACAGATATAAAAGTCGCAAACGGTACAAACAGAGGTTTTCAGTTAAGAATGGAACAAGCAGACAATCCGTCAGGGGCTATATTTTATGCTTGGGGAGCTCAGTTAGAAAATAATACTTTTGCGTCATCGTATATTCCTACAGAAGCAATGGAATCTTCAAGGTCAGCAGATTTAGTTACGGATAACTCAAGTATAGATTTAACATCCCCTAAATTTGTTCTGTATACTGAATTGAATATGGAAGGTAATATTCAAGAAAATGGCAGAATTTCTATGAACAATGGAGATGATATTGATATTATAAGACTCTCTACATTATCTGACGGTATAACCATTAGCCAATATGTAGGCGGTTCTGTAGTAAGTGGCTCTTTCTTTAAGATAGAATATTCTACTTATGGCAGAATGCTTAAAATAGCGGTGGTATCTACTGACTTAGGTTATGATGTATATGTAAATGGTGCTTTAGCATCCTCAAGAACTCAAGGACTTATGGATACTTCTTCTTACACTCATATAGGTTTTACAGATGGAGATGGAGACCCTTTTGCAGGTAGAGTAAAAGACTTTAGATATTATAACGAACAATTAACAGAATCAGAATTAATAGAATTAACAAACTAAGATATGAGTAATACAATAAATTGGGGTAAGATATACGAAAAAACAGCTTGGGGAATAGGTGTTGTAACTAACACTATTTCTTGGGGTAAGATATATGCTAACTTAGTAGGGTTGATACCTTCTTTTGCATTAGACTTTGCTAATATAGATAATGACTTTACATTTACCCGTAATTCATCAGCTACCTTTTTAAACTCAAGTGGCTTAATAGAAACTTCAGCTATTGACGTACCAAGAATAGACTATTCAACAGGAGAACCTGCTTTCTTACTTGAACCACAGAGTACTAATTTACTTCCTTATAGTGAGGATTTTACTCAGTCGGATTGGAGTAAAACAAGGTCTACAATTACACCAAACGCCACAATTTCTCCTGATGGCACGTTGAACGCTGATAAGTTAGTATGTAATGCTGACAACAACAGTCACGTTGTAAGTGAATTAACGAATGCAGGATTGAATAGCGCTGTTGTATTTTCTTGTTTTGCTAAAAAAAGTGATTATGATTACATAGTATTAAGACTTACTGATAATGCTGCAAATGTAAATGGAGGTGTGAATGCTTATCAAGTTAATTTTGATTTAACTAATGGAACTGTTGTGGCTAATGAACAGTTTGGTGGAACATCATTAAACCCTTTTTGGGGTGTTGAAGATTATGGAAATGGTTGGTATAGATGTCATTTAGGTATGACAAAAGGAAATGATGCCACTCGAATAGATGGTGCGATATATTTATTGAATAGAGCATCACCAATAAACAATCCTATATTTTTAGGTGATAATATAAGTGGCACATACATTTGGGGAGCTCAATTAGAAGAATTACCTTACGCTACATCTTATATACCTACTAATGGAAGTACGGTTACAAGAAGTGCAGAACTATGTGTAGATGCTACACCTACTATTAATAGTGAAGAGGGTGTTTTATATGCAGAGATAAACACAAAAACAGACGATACAGACAAGGCTATATCAATAAGTGACGGTAGTGGGAATAACAGGATTTGGGTTGGTTATAGCACTTCAAACAAGAGAGTTTACTCTTTAGTGTATTCAAGTAATGTTCTACAAGCTGCTATGTTCAAGTCTTTAGTTAATGAAGAAGACTTTGTTAAAGTAGCTTGTAGATATAAGGAAAATGACTTCAGCCTTTGGGTTAATGGGGTTAAGGAAGGAGAAGATACGGTTGGAATAACTCCTTTAAATATGAATGAACTTAGTTTTGATTTAGGAGCAACAGGAGGTTATTTCTACGGAAATACTAAAGACCTTAAAATATATGACAAAGCATTAACAGATGATGAATTAGCAAAATTAACAACTATATAAAATATATAAAAATGAAAGTATCAAAATATGAGTTCAACTCAAAAGAACAAGCGGACAGCAAAATAAAAGATTTAGGAATAAACGAGGAAGGTTCTCCTACTCATAATCATACTGTGGTAAGATTAGGCAATATAACATTGTCTAAAGCCACTTACGATGAAGATGGTAATGAATTAACTCCTGCTGTATATAGTAATAAATACCACGTTGATGTACTATGGCAAGGTATAGATTCTCATCCTTATGGATGGGCTACCTATTCAATAGACTTAAGCAATGAAGGAACACATAGTTTCTTTGGTGTTAGCTATGTAAAAAACAAAATGTAATGGAAAATGCAGGTATAATAACCACTATAATCACCACTCTTTTAGGTGGCGGTATTGGTGCGTTTTTAACTTATAAGTTAGGTAACAGAAAACAGGATGAGACAGAATTCACTTCACTTGTTTCTGCGTATAAAGACTTAGTTCAAGAGACTAAAGATAATGCAGAGGAACTTAAGATGAGAGTAGACGCTTTAGAACAACAAGTTAAAGGATTAAATAAAGCTGTAAGCAATAAAGACAAGGAGATTCAGCATTTAAGAAATCAATTGATAATATTTGAATCATCACACTCTGATGTTCCTGTACCTATTTGGTTAAAAGATACTAACGGTATTATGTTATTTCTAAACAGCGAGTATGAAGAAAAAGTACTTAGACCTATTAATAAAACATCAGAAGACTACATTGGAGAAACTGATTTTAAAATATATCCTCCTAATATAGCTAAAGAGTTCAGAAAAAACGACAGGAGAGTTATGTCTCAAAAGAAACCAATAAGATTCAAAGAGAAGTGGCAGGGGGCGGATGGTCAATGGTTACAAGGAGATATCATAAAGTATCCAAGATTTTTAAATAGGAACACGGTTATAGGTATTGGAGGCTTAATAATAGACATAAAAGAGATAGACGATGAAGATATTAATTGAAAGGTTAAACTACGGAGATAAACAGACTATAGGTAAGTTATACTTGCTTAATAGTCTTAATGAAATTATAGAAGAGTTTTGGTCTTTAGAATTACCTTGGAAAGATAATCAAAGGAGAATTAGTTGTATACCTGAAGGAGTATATAAAGCCCGTAAACATAATAGTCCAAAGCACGGTCTATCTTTATGGATACAAGATGTACCTAACAGAAGTGAGATATTAATTCACAAAGGTAATTACTATACAGATATCTTAGGATGTATTTTAATAGGTAGTGACTTAATGGATATAAACAAAGATGGTCTTTTAGATGTAACAAACAGCAAAAACAGTATAAAGAAATTGATGTCTATGTTAGAGGATATAGATGGTATAATGGTTAAAATTGAAAAGATATGATGTATTTAAAATGGTTACTACAAATGATGTTAAACTTATTTGGATTCTTAACTGCTCCTATAATGTTTCCTATAGCGTATGCTTCTGCTTCTATCCCTTTTGTAAGGAATAAGTTGTTATGGATATACTTTGATGATGAGGATGGATATGGTTATGAAGTTGATTGGTGGATGGGAGACAAGAAGAGAAACTTTTGGACTGCTTATAAGTGGTGT